CTAAAATACTTACATCTATGAGTAACAAAAAAGAAGAGTAATTATCGAAGGTGATATTGTTGATTTAAAAGTTACTTATGTTGCTGGTGAGCGTGTAGTTACTCAAGTTAAGCAGTAAAAAAGGGGCGATTAAGCCCCTTTGATATTAAACCTCGGTAATTTCGTAATAAAAACCCTCTACAACAATGTCAGCTGCTGCTATTGATGTAAGTCTTATCCTAGCGCTGTTATCTATAGTGTCTTGACTAATCATAGGCAACTTAAACTGCGCTGTTACTACCACGCTAGTGTCTGCTGTCTTATAATAATCGTGAGCAATATTTAAAGTGTAAGGTGATGCCGCACCTTCCGCCAAATCAAACACCAAATTCAGTTCTTGGGCAGCAGCATGATCAATAACTATATCAATTCTAAAATCAACAATATCACCAATCTTTAAACTACTAAAATCAAACTTATTAGTCGACGGGTTCCACAAGTTAGCATTACCATCAGGATTGTAGACAAACGTCCTTGTGCCTAAGTTATTGTTAGTTAAGAATGTGGTGGCGGATCCTGCGCCATGCGTTATCTTTGTACCTCCGTCAGCAGGGTTTGTTGCAGTATCATTAGCATAAAACCAGTAAGTTTTTGTTGCTGCTGCCGGTTGCACTGTTGATGACAATATATCTTCAAGCAGTTTATTTCTAATGCTCATGATCAATCCTTATAAGGCGTTAAGCCAGTCTTGTAAAAGTTGATTTCTGTTTTGTGGGTTTGTAACTGTGCCGCCATTTGCCAAAACAATTTGAGCAAGTAAATAATTCATTGTATTCATAATCAAAACTCCATTAAAAAGGGCAGCATATAGCCGCCCTTTTTAATTTAAAATAAAACTACTTAATCTTTGTTAGCTTTAGTGCATCTTTTTCAGATACGGCCAAATCAGGATTCATAGAGCTTTTAAATTTAATATCTACAATTTCAAGATGATTAACGTGTGCAAGCTCCATGACATTTTCTTTGTATTGATATGTCGGAAACTCAATAAACCAAAATTTATTTTTCATGATTAACCCTTAGCTGGATCAGCAATTAATAAAACACCAGCAGACTCTTTTAGTGGCATAATTAAAGTCCAGTTAGTACCGGTTTCAAGCTGCGCCTTTACTGGTGATTTTACCGCACTATTCCAAGAATAACCAAGTACTGATACGTTTTCGGTGTATTCAGCTTGGTAAGTTGTTTCTAATCGAGTCTTGCCAGTACCTTCAACAATGGCACTGCGGAAGTCGTTATTAGATGCAATAGTTGCAGCCATTGGTAGCAAGCAAAGAACACGCTCTTTTGTACCTGCGATAAGTGCAGGACTGTCTGTAACTACTGTTCGTTTACCTAAGATATCGATTACACGAACCGTACCTTCACGGAATAGTGTTTGACCGTTATCTAAAGCTTGGCCGATCAACTTATGAGCAGTTGCACCCGTCATAATTTGAGTAGTCAAATTCATCGAAGCATCACCATATAACGCGTGAGTATCGTTCAATGTGTTTTGACTGACTGCACCTAGAATACCGGTTAGAGCTGACACATCTAAAACAGCAGTTGATTCATTTGACAGTGCAGCAACTAAAACACCAATAGCTTTGTTAACCTGGTCTTGCATAACAGCCATTGATAACGACTCAGAAATAACACTTAGCGCTTCACCTGGGTTTTTGCCAATCCATGCAAGTTGGTTAGGCTCCCAAGTTAGCGGACCAAAAGCTTTCATTGTTTTAACTTCGTTCATTTGATCTTGTGATAAACCGATAGCGGTAATCGCAGCTTGGGCGGCGTATGCGTCAACATCGCGCAAAGCTTGTGATACGTTATTCCAGATGGCCTCTTCTTTAAAGTCACCCATCATCGCTTCGTTTACTAAAGCAATACCTGAAGCGGCAGTAAATAAGTCTGCTTTTTGGGTTAGTTTTATAATAATTGCAGTCTGCAGTTGTGTGTTGAATACCTTCATATCTGTTAGCATGGTCTAATTACTCATTTGTCTATTGAAATATGCTGCTTCAAGAGCTTTATCACCCTTGCAAGCTTCTAATGTATCAGCCACGCCACCAGCGTTTCGACTTTGTGTTGTATCAGCCCCGCTGCTATCAACACCTTTTAATATTCGTTTAAATGAGTCTTGTTCGCTAGCCCAACTATTGAACTCGTCTACACTTTTTGCTACAACAACACCGTTATGCTCGAATGTTGGTGCGTACTGTTGTTGGTCATTATAACCATCTTTTAGCATATTTGACAACATAGCTTCTGAATTCCACTTATGATCGTCATGTATGTTGCCCATAACCTTATTCATAATGTCGCCACGGTCGCGTGATTGCAGTGCATCTTTAGCTGTTAACGCGCTTGCATTGGCTGTTGCAATAGCTGCGGTTGTTTCTTTTTCTCGTAACTCTAAAGCCTCTTTGTAGCGCCCGCTTTCGACAAGCCTTTCTTCTTCTGCGGTAACAGCAGCCTTGCGAGCATCTTCAATAATTTGGTCTTTTTCTTGCGATGTCTGTTGTGCATTGCGTTTTTCGCCTAAAATATCATCACGATTCTTTGTGATTTTTTCGTTAGCATCAGTTAGCTCGGCGATTTTATCTTGCATTACTTTAATTTCTTCTTCAGTCATTTTGCTTCCCTCCAAGGGATAATTTACAGCCACAGGCTGCATTTAGTTATTCGGTTATTATATAATCTAGCATAGCTTGGCGCAAACGTTCATCATCCTGCTTTAATGCAACCTTTTTTATTAATGCGTACTTAAATTTCTTATAAGCATTGTGAGCATCAATAACTGAATCGAACATACCTAAGTGCTTTCTCTTTCCGTTTTCTCGGCATTGCACTTTAAATTTACCCCGCTTAGAGACGAAACAAACTCCTCTAGGGTAAATTCCTTTAGATCTTCCACAGTCAAGAAATAGATAATTAATTACAGGTGAGACAAAGATACAAGTGTCTGGAGAATAAACCTTATTTCCTTGTACTAATATATCCTTATCTAACTGCTTATCCTGCCAATCCTGCGATTTCATCCACCGCTTAAAGCTTGAAAACACAAACCAATCAGGGGTTACAGTGCAGTCAGTGTATGTCGGAAACCTGTTCCTATGTAGCTCGCAGTAACACCGTTCTAACATGTTTTTCCATTTTTGATAGTAAGGGCAAATGTTTGGCTTATTGTTTATTATTGGCTGTACTAGGTATTTAGCATCGTTAACGCCTACGCCGTGAACTAATTTTCTTCTGGTTAAGGATTTTTTACAGGCTGGGATTTCTTTGAATGTATTCATAACAACCTCGGTCAAGAGTAGTCAAAAAAGGAGTTGCACCAGCCATTGACTAAATGGTGTTCGGTAATGAACCTAGATGCAGATTAATTATATCACGTTTTATCTTGTGCCCTTAATATATTACCAAGAGTATTATTCTTTTCTTTCATCTGCTTTATTGTTAACGGGTTGTTCATACTGTCCCCTGTCATTTTAGCAAACTCAACTGGATTCATTTTTCTTAATGCCTTGCCTAGTGTCGGGCCTATTGCAGCATCTTGATCACTAGCCTTTAACTTTTTAAGGTTAGCATAGTAAATAGAGTCACTATCTACCGGCTTACCGTCACGTTTTCCATCAACCTCAAATGATGATGCTTTTTTAGTGTCGCTAGCATCTAATTTGAATCTATCATCAACTTCAAATGTCAACGCTGATCGGCAATTTGGATGAAGGGGTGGAGTCACACTACTTAATTTCGGATCATCTTTTGCGTAAGTTGTTTGGTCAAGCCTAGCGCATGTTCTCGATGTACGGGAATCATTAACGGCTAAAAATCTATACCCCTTCAGTATATCATCATTTTTGTCTACAAATGCTATTCGGGCTGTATTTGCGTAATGATTAGTACCTGTGATTGCTAACTGCTTAGCCGACCGCCTGGCTCTATCTAATACGCTTTTTGTAGTTCCTGATTTTGATAAATCCATCTGCGATGTAATGGCGTTAGTTATTTCAGGTATTGTTTGCCCTTCAATAAATCCCGCTTGCACCACGCCATGTATTTCATCAGACCATTTACCCCAGTAATTCTTCATCATGCTTGAATAAGATGAATAACTGTTATCAGATAATTTGACAGGTCTGATTGTCGCAATACTATTAACTGCTGCCGATGTTGGCGCTATGGCCTTAAAATCGTCATTTTCTACTAGACCATTTAATGTACTTGCTGCAAATTCTCCTTCGTAAGCGCCTAGCTCTCTATTTTCAACTTTAAGTTGTGAGGTGTAATCTTGCAAGTGCTTACGTGTAGCTGTGTCTATTTCGTCTTGTATCTTTATTTGTAAAGCGGGTGTTACTTTACGTTTGCGATACTTGTTAAGAATAGATACCACATCATTCTCGATTGACTCAAGATAAGGTATTACTTTTAAGCCCTCGGTAGCACCAACACGCTGTACGTGAATAGTATGCTGAGAATATATAGTGGTTAGCTTTTCGTCTGGCATTATTCACTAGCCTTTAATGCTGCGATTTCTTCAAGTGCCGCATCTAGTTGAGATTGTATGCTTGCTTGCTCCTCGCTTGTGCCACCTGTCAATGTATTTTGATTAGATAATTCAATAGCTATATCCTCGTTAGATAAATCAGTTAACTGTGCTTTTCTTGCTGTCTCATTGAGTGTAACAGCAGGTAAAATACTCCCTTGTACTAATTCCATGTGAACCTTAATCATCTCAGGTGTTAAATCATCAGTGATAAAATCAGTATTAGGCTTATACGTTGATGTACTTACTTCGCCTAAAAACTGAGCTGTCCACACAAATAACTGTGTAAATCCATCGCCGACATTGTATGACATCCGCTTTAATATAGACATAGAGGCGTTTGCATCAATACGTTTGGATGTTGCCGTCTCAGTGCTCCCGCCCGGCATTACAATCTGAGCGCCTGACATTACCATGCGATCTTCATCACGTAGCATTTCAGTAGCTATCGCCCCTGTTGCCTCAATCTGAACTATCTCTACCCTATCATTTACGCCAAACTGGTTTTTACCTTTTGCGCCAACGTCCAAACCATTTGGGTTTGATTCCTCAAACTCACCCCCATCTTGTACGAAAATATTAGTCATACCTTGCCCATGAAAATGCAAGTTATCGCGATTATCACAATCTAAAACAAAGTGGCCCAGGTTAACGTTAGCTAAATCATAAAGAGGAAGCTTTGAATATTCAGGGCTGTTATCATCAGCACCAAAGAATTGAAACGGTATTTCAGTGAGTGTTGAGCCGTTGGCTACTGGCATTACATCTGATAAAAGCTCATCTTTATCGTTGAATAATTGATTGTGATAAATACCGTCAATCATAATCAATCTTCGAATGTAGTTCTTATCCTCCCACTCAAATTCATCTTTGGGTTCGCTGCGAATTTCTACGAGCCTTATTTCATCAACAGAATTAGATTTACCATTGTTACGAGTGTATATAATCTGGTCTGCATCAAACTGAATCCATTTAGGTGAAAACTCAGGGCTTTCGTTTTGCGCGGGTGTTAGTTGGATTCTTTCGCCCTCATCATTTACAGGCGAAGCTGGCATGTCAACTAAGATACCGTATCGAGCATCAGCAATAACTTTAGCTGTGACTTTTTGAGCGACTTCACGTAATCCACAGCCTTTACCGTCTGCATTATCAACCAAGTATTCAAGTTTAGGCTGAATCTCCGACTCTGGCTCTTTACTCCAAACCATACCACCTAGTGTTTCATAAGTGCGACCGGTAGCCGGAAACCAACGACCACGTGACCAATAAGACCTAACCCGTAAAATGTTTTGCTCATTACATCGATTAGCTTGATTTATAGCAGCTTCATCCATCCCAACAAATGATGTAAAAGTTTTATATTGCGGCCCAGGCAAGCAGGTAATTATTTTTAATACCCCATACTTACCGGTAATAGCTGCCCTTGTTTCAGAGCGAATCTTTTCTTGCTCAATGTATTCTTGGTCTAATGTGTTTAATGCCATCGTCACAGCCTTATATAATTTTCTTTATTATATCATTAATAGCTAAATAAATTAAACTTCGCTTGTAATAGTGCCAATCATGCCTTATATTAATGCCAATGATGACAAATAAAGGGGTTTATATGAATGTTTTGACACGAAAGATTAGAAACAAGGGTTACAAGCTAACTGAGTTTTGCGATGCCAACCTAATATCACTTAGGAGCTATCGCAGATACGAAAAAGAAAACAATGCTAATCATGCAATGCTTAATCGTTTAATCAATGAATTGGAGAATAAATAATGACATCATTAAAAGCAGCACATGAAAAAACAGTAATGGACAAATTAACAATAAGCGTAAGTGTTACAGAGCTAGAAATATTTAAAGATTTAATTAAAATCTGTACAGATTTTTACTTAGACATGCCTGAAGATATGCGTATTAAATATGATGAGTTGGAAGATAAAATTAAGGAGAATAAATAATGAAAACAGTGATCGACATGGTTAATGAGCTTCAAGGCGAATGGCACAAAAGCAAAGATCAATTGTATGCTTGTGACAAAGGGGTGATTACTAACTATGATAATTTTATGCTCGCAGTAGCGGAATGCGAAACTAATTTTGGTAAGTGTGAACAGAGTTATAGTGATTATAAGTCTGAATATCATTATGGATATAGTAACCAAAGACTTATTGACATACAAATAGCAATGAGCAAACCACCAGTGTACACGCAAGAAATGGTTGCTAACGGTGTCTTACCTAGTATGGGTATGGATTGCTTATCAAAAAAATCCCATCAAGATGATAGTTACTTTAACAAGAGTTACATTAACGGTTACAGTCGAGATGGTAAATGGTTAATATTTACCGACTACTTAGGTAATATAGAATCACACAATATCAGTAATGGAGTTTATGACTTCAAGCCACTAACAGTAGGGGATAAAGCATGAACTATCAAAACATAGCAATAATAGTATTTGTATCAATACTGGCATTTGTAGTTATCCGTGGGCTAATCTGCTGGTACTTTAAAATTAATGAGCGTATAGCATTACAACATAAATCATTAGTTAATCAGAAGCGTATGATTGACCAGTTAACGCAGTTGAACATTAATATTAAAGGGGTAACTTAACCATCAATATTTAACCTTCCACTTTGCCTCTTAACTAAATGAGGACACGCACCCATGATGAAGCTATCAGCTAAATCATGGGATTTCTCAATCCTCTTTTTAACTTCTTTCTTTGACTCAACCATATCAAGACCACGTTTAGAATAATCTGCCCTTGGTGCTGATAGCTCGCTTTTTAATTCTTCCAAGCCTTTTAAGTCCGATGATATGCTAATCAATTGACTGATATCATATTTCATGCCCTTTGTAACAGCGTTAAATGTATTCCTCATTCTGTCTGCAACATCACGCCACGCTTGAGCTTTTAGGTTCTCAAATTTCTTCTTGTTTGTTATTTTCGGTGAATACTCCCGGGTAGGATTAAATACTTCAGCAGCAGCGTTAAACTTAGAGTAATTTTTATAACCTTTACCCTTTAGTATTGAGCCAACGCCCGCGCCCACGCCAATTGAATCATACGATAATATACCGCCCGAATCGCCAAGGTGTTTATATGCCCTTACTGATGAGCGCTCTAATTCGTCTTCGCCCGCTTTCCATGCGTCCATTGTGATTGCTACAGCACCATTGAATAACGTTACACAATTTCTATCAGCACCGCTATCCGCAACATCGTAACCAGCACAAATAGCACCAAATAAATCTAACTGTAATTTTTCATGAGCATCAACACAAGCGTTAACCCATGAGCGTTTGATAATTGATTGGTCGTCATCTGCGTAAGGTATGCCATTGTATACATGGTCCGCTAACTCGTAATCCTCTTCAAATTCTTCTGCAATGTCACGTAATGCTGATTCACTTAGGAATTGATTTTCATCGTAGTTAATCTTGCGAACCAATGCACCTTTAGGTGGAGCCTCTACCAATCTCTGCCATGAGTAATCCGATACTATTTGACCGTTCATTGTAAACCACATTTCAGCGCCATCATTACGCATGATAGTTGGCCTGATAGTAGTAAACATTTTCTTAGTTAAGCTCTGGCTTTCCTCATTCCACCAAACCGTTGCACCCTCGAATGATTTAATCTCCTCTATGTTTCTGGCAATACCGTAAAATTTAAATTGGGATCCGTTAGTTTTGTGCTCGATAGAGTTAGCGTAAATATTAAAGTTAGCTTCCAAACCAAAATATACAATCTTATCTTTAAGCAATGTATAAACAGAATCTTCAATCTTGTTTTGATACATGCGAGTACATAAGAATAATTCTTTATGATGATTAGCGCGAGCGATTGCCATTCCTGCCGCATCATGTGATTTAGACGACATTCTACCGCCATGCAATACGCGCATACTAACAGGGGTTCCATCAGGTAATTTACGGGTTTTCCAGAATGGCTTTAATGCGGGGTTTAACGTAGCTTTAGTAGAAGTCATCTAATGAGTTTCTTACCGTGTGAGTATTAATAGTTTCGGTTGGCATATTGTCGCCTTGCATCAAGTTGTGTTCTTTGATTGCAGATATCGCGGCAGAGGCATTTAGAGCGCCTTTCTCTTCATCTGACTTAGAGCAGGATTCGATTAACTTTTCTAGCTGTTTGAGCTTGTCTGCTTTGCTCCATACGTAGCTTTCATCGTTCTTCTTTTGGTGTTTTGCGATGGAATCCTTGATAACAGGTTTTAACAAGTTTTCACTACCAACTTGCTGTGCTGTCTTTTCGCTGTACCCCGCTTTAATTGCCGCCTGTGTTGCATTACCACCATTCAATAAATAAGCCTTGACGAATGCGTCTTGCTTTATTGTTAACTTACCCATCTCAACCTCCAAGGTTTAAATGTTTATCTCTCAGAGATATTATTTATTTTTTTTCTTTCTTTTGTTTGTCTTGGCTCTTTCGCCGCGCTTATTATGTACCATTATTTATTTTCCTTATCTGTTTTGGAATCATCTGAATTGCCTTTTCTCAAGGTCTCTCTTAACTCAATAACATGCTTAACAATGAGCACAGAAACTAAAACGATACCTAATATTGATGTTGCAAACTTAGCTATCGGCTCATACGTACCGTACCATGCGTTAAAGTTAAATGCGCCAGCAACAATCACAGCGGACTTTGGATGTGATGAAATAGCCTCAATTGCTGTTTTTATTTCTTCTCGCATGCTTGCTCTTTGTTTTTCTGTATTTTATACATTGTAACATGCGACCAACAGCTATCAAAGCTAACAAAGAAAGCCATAGGATGTTTGATATTATTTCTAGTTCGCACATAAGTTAAAGCCTTAGATGAAATAAAAAACAACTGAATTATCATCAATACAGCAAACATAACATCATACAAACCTGGCGGATAGTAATTTACCCACAACCAAAAACCAATAACATTAACAAAAACAGTAGCGTAAGCACATAGCGATGCTAGTTTATATCTGCAATAAAGATAGTGACCCATTGTGATGTTTAACATTGCTGAAGCGGTGTAATACCATCCAGAATCGATATTAATAATTAACGAGAAATAAAAAAACTTTCCTAATATCAAAATGAAAGCGCCATACCTAGACGCTTCATTGATTAATAGAAATAAGCATAAACCTATAACTATATAGTCGAAAGTATTCATTTACTTTTTTAATGGCTCAATTGGATCTTTAGCTGGCTCTTCCGCTGGTTCTTCTGCTTTACGTTCTCTTGTTTTTCCGTGACCACCAGTCATAACATTACCTTTTTGGTTGATTGAGTATTCATTATATCACACTTTCCCTTTGTTTTTAAATGCTGCATATATTCCGCCTGGGGCCACTGCCGCCATTGCTGCCATGGGATCATAACCTTGCTGCACCATGTAAAAAGCTAACCCATAACCAATGTACCCCGTTATCTGTCGGCCCATTTTGTGTAGCGCATCAACCCAAGGCACAGTTTTAGTTTGCAACTCTAAAGTATAGCGCTCCTGCTTCATCTTCTCGATGTTGCCTTTAATTTCGTTGAGCTTGTCGGGGTCTTCTATTGCTTCAGATGCTAAATCAATTGTTTTATCAAATACGTTAAACCAACTCATAATCTACCCCTGTATTTATTTTTGTCTTTGTGTTTTGTGTCTTTTGTTTTCTTCATGTTATACCCCTGTTAGTTAAGTATTGCCTGATGCAATCCCAATTGCTGCAACAATAGAAAAAACACCTGAAATCATTGCGATAAGAGACCACAGCAAATCTTTTTTACTTAACATCAAGCCCGATACAAACAAAAGCAAAATACCAAAAAACACACACATAATTAAATTCATATTCATTCTCTCTTATCGTTAAGTGTTATGTTACTAAGACAAGTCTGCGCTTATTTCACCATAAATCTGAGCAACGCGTTTATTTTCTAAGTATTCTGCTTTTGCCTCCTGATATTCTGCAAGCTCACTCCACCCAGCGTCATTGTCATTTTTTATTTTTCTGCATTTTTTCATTTCTAATCTTGAGCGCTCGCAAGCCCAGGTAGCATGTGCACATAATAAATTATACTTTTCTATTAATTTAACAGTCATTATATCAATCCTTTTCAGTGGTGGTAATTACAACTCAACATTAATAATACGGTTACTAACTAATGCAGATAAAAACTTTTCGTAAGTTGATGCGCCACCCTCGGTGTTGTAAATGCGCTTGTAGTATTCATATACGGCTTTAATGTCATTGCGGTCGGGTAGCGGGGCTGCATCCATTGAGTACTTTAATCTAGCGATGGCGCAAGAGTACATGGGGGCTGAGGTTAATGCCTCGTCACCGCACTTGCCCATAGGGGCCAATGAGTAAAAAACACATGCAATATTTTGAATTTTACCGCCATCAAATAGTGCATCGCAGTTTTCCCATATATCATCATGGGTTTTCGGCTCCATCTGAAATACACCCAAAGCTGGCCCGTTAATTTGCTTTATGTACTCACCACAATTTGATTCGATAGCTGCTGTGCATAATAACAAGAAAGCCGCATCTTTGCTGTAGTAGTTACCGCCCATGTATTCTAATGTTGGTTTAATTATGTGGTCGTGTAGTTGTTGTGCGTTCATGTTGTTATCCTTTTAATTGATCTTTGTATTGCTTTAAAGCTTCAAACACTAAATCAGCTTGCGAATGCGTCATGCTTGCTCCCGCCCACGCGTAACCTTTTTTAGCAACTAAAATTTCAATTCTGTCGGTATTTGTATCACCAAAAATTTTAACGTTTTCTGTTTCGTTCTCTTTGTTGATTTCGTTCATTTTAATTACTCTTTGTTATGCGCTACGTATAGCGCAGGGGTTTAGGCTAACTCAATGCTTATCAAGTCGCAAACAGGAACACGCATATCAAGAGATTTTATGGCTGAATTTTTATCAACTGCATCTACATAAACTATTTTTGGTATCTCGCTGATAGGCGGTGACATGTAAACTATTTTATATTCATTCATCGTTATCTCTGTCTATGTGTAAGTTATTTAAATATAGTCTAGCAAGCTATCAAAGTCATACTTTGCCTGTACGTAACATTGTCTTTTTGCTTGATTAATAGCCCTGTCCTTCCTAAACGATTCGTTCTCCCCTTCATTACCTGTTCTTCTGTTTTCAGATATAACTTTACGAAGATGCTCAATCATTTTGTCGCAGCTTTCTATTTTGACATCATATTGCGCTTTCATTTTTTCTACTTCAATTTCCATATTCACAATCCTGTTGAGTAAGTTAAAAATAGACTAACACTCACCCCAACAGCAACAAATGCAATTAAACATATGAAACAAAGTAAAAATTTAACGTTAGGGTGTATAGTCATTAGTTAATCCTTGTTGTTGTCTTTGTAATTAAACTTCATTCTACTGTAAATTATTTCTATTTTTTCGCACATATAAGAAAGCTCGTTGTTATCACCCCTACTGATAAATGGTGATCTCTGTACGTTTCTTTTATATATTATTTGATACGCAACATTTAGCATTGCAAGCTCAAACCATTGATTTAATTTTCTCATATCAATCCTTGTTAAAGCCGCTATTAACGGCTTATGTGTTAGTTATTGTTGTGGCCATCCATTAGGGTTATGCGGCTGTTGTTGTTGACCTTGAAAGCCACCTTGCCCTTGTTGCTGTTGCCCTTGCTGCTGGAAACCGCCTTGGCTTTGTTGTTGCTGTGGGTGTTGGTATTGCTGCTGTTGTGGCGCTTGCTGTTGCTGCTGGTTGTTATCAATATAACCAGAACCTTCAAGCCTTGCGTTTTCAACCTGCAGCTTGATATATTGCTTACCCTGGCTTTCGCTAACATCAACTTTTAATTTATCACCGGTAATCACAATAAAATTACCCTCGACTAATGTTGTATTGTAATGATCAATCTGCGCTTGTGACTTAGCAAAAATAGCAGCGCTATAATTTGTATATGATTTCTCACCCGTTGTATAATTTTTGTTTACTTCTGCTAATTCAATGATGAACATTGTTGATTGCTGGTCCTGCCCGCAACCTGGTTTAATAAATGGTGCTTTTCTCATTTCGCCGTGGATAATATGCATTGCTTCTTTCCTTATGCTTTGGTTGATTAAGTTTGATTGTTTTCTAAGTTTATTGGTTGAATCACAAAATGCTGCTTCATTCCTCGTCTAACTGTTAATGATATTGTTGCTGCGCTATTTATATGCGATACAGCATTAACTCTTATTCCGCCTATATTCTTTTGACTACCAAAGCTCACTGTAGCATCAACATATAAATTCATAAGCCTACCAGTCCATTGACTGCCATCTTTACCCCATAGAGCTATCAATATGCGCCTTACTGTCAAGCATGGCTTGAACGGCTTCCCTTCGCAACCATAATAATATATGTGTATTGGTTGCTTAGGGTCGCTAACTCTAGTTATACCCTCCACTTGTACCATCATTGGCCCTACTACCAAATCATCAGCATTCAATTGATCTGACTTTGCTTTGATAGTTCCTGATAAATCTAAAATATCCATACTATTTAGCCTCATCTTCAAAGGTCACTTCAACATCATCATTAACTAAATAATCAGCTTCCCAGCTACCAAAATTAAATGTTTCAGTGTGAATCCAATCACTATCTTTTTTGCATCGACTGAACTCAGATATATTAGCTCTATGCCTATCCCAAAAGCCCAAGTCGATTAATTCAGCTTTTGATATTGTAAATACTGCAACAGGATAACGCCCAAGTCTAACGCTGTTTTGTATAACTAGAAAAACAAAGCTTTCAATTTCAGTGTTGTAATGTTGCTCTAAAACGTCAGTGTAAAAGCTTGCACCATGACCATAGTTAAATTTATAAAGTGGGTTAATCCACTGTTTATCACTTCGCCAATCATCAATATTAGCAGTTGTTTTAACGTCAATCACTATACCTGCTGATTGCACTGCATCTTTATCTGGCCTACATTTTAAGTGGGCACCTGTTTCTTTATCCTCAACAAATACTGATGATTCACAATCACCCACAAGATCAAGTATTGATTTAGCGGCTGGATGACAAAGCACTGATTTAGCCATTAAATTAACTTGGTCGTATTCATCACTAGTTAACACAACTTTGTTTTTGTTTTCTAGTTGCTCAGCTTCAAAGCCTTTAGCTGTTCGACCTTTTAATGCAGACACCACAATGTGATCTTTGTATTTTTCTGGCTCTAATATGGCGCAATGTAAAGCAGTTCCAATATCTGTTGTTTTTGATTTTGCGTTGTTTCTTGGTGCGCTTTTAGACCAGACAAAGTCACCTGGATTGTGTTCTATCATTAATGCGTCACTATTTGCAAGACCATCCGCCTCTCTATAAACAACATCATTTAAGAAATGCTTACCTGTATAATTACTCATTCGCCATTCTCCTTGATATCTTCAAGCTCGCTAATCATACGCTGTAGCATATCTTGAAATTGATAAGCTTCTGTTAAAATTTCCTCGTCAATGTTTCTGTGTGCATTTAAAAGAATGCTAATAGAGGCATCACACGCCGCCGATAAAACTGCATTGGGCGCATCAAGTGGTATGTTTTTTTTATCAATCATGACATCATTTCCTGTATTGTTTTTATGTAAAGCTCACGTAGTTGCATCTGAACACCATCATTAATTAACGTATCTTCTGTAAGCTGCTTTAATGACTCGACTTCTATTTTGCTTGTAACGTCACATAACTCACATAAATCACCGCCAATATAAATGCAGTGATCTTCTATTAACATCCATAACACTTCATTAGCGCTTAATTGCTCTGGTTCATCTGCGTGAATTGCTATCTGATTCTCTATACTCATTATTTAATCCTTACTTGTTACCAATTTTCATTATCGTCGTCGTCGTCATCGCTTTCCGTGTTGTTCTTAGTCACAAACAATCCACCACCGCTTCTTTCTATAATATTGTAAACATCGCCGCTCAAACAAAAAACCCTGGCTTCGTTAAATGGAAACATTGAAACGGAAGCAATAGTCTCAGCAAACATACAGATATTTGCTTGCATAATTGCGTCTAACTCTCTGCACGGTCCTGCATTTACTATTGATTGTATTATATTGCTCATTCTGTAAATCCTTACTTGTTGGTGATGAACAAATAGTAGCGCGTATAAATATAACCGTCAAGCGTTTTCGCTAATTATATTATTTGCAAAATACGTACACCTATAGTATTATTAACCAATCCAAACAAATAAGGCGTTAAAATGACCATAAGCAAAGAGTTAAAAAGCATTGTAAGAGATGCAGCATTGGCAGCGGGTATTGACGGGGTAATGTCGTTAGACAAGCTTTGTGTTGACTTGACTTACGCAAGAGTATCAAGAGTATGGCATGGCAATACATCTGCTAAATTTTGCGATGTAGAGTATGTTTTAAATATTTTAAATGTAAAAGTTAGATGGAGTAAGTAAGATGATTAAATTTGATTTAGAAAAAGCATTGGCTGGCGAAAAAGTTATCATAAGAAGTAAAGCAGAAGTTGAGCAATTAAAGACATTTGAAGTTGAGGGTCGCAAAATAATTTGCGGTGTTATAGGTGAAACTTTTCACTATGATATTCAAAAAAGTGACTTATTCATGGCACCTAAAAAGCTAAGTGGTTTTGTTAATTTATACGACAATGGCGATGTTGGCCCGATTATTCATAACTCAAAAAAAGAAGCAATGTGTGGCCGAAACCTTATAAAAAATCGTATTGCATGCATTGATTTATCACAATTTGAAGAGGGTCACGGACTATGAGCGCACTATCAATAGCACATGAAGTTTTAAATGGCGATTTAAATAACACTATACGACACAGTGCTTGTTATGGTTTTTTGTATTTGTGTGATAGTGGGTTTTATTTTACTTTAAATAAAACATCTGCTAGCAACCTTACTTACATATCAACAGTAGAGGAGTTCAATAATTTTAAAGGTGATAATGTGACGGATAATATTTATACAAAAGAAATGGCTGATAACGATGTATTACCTAGTGTGGGTGAGCTTGTGCAAATGCGTAGGGATTATGGTGATGACTATGAGTTTTATAATGGGCGATTAGTTCACGTAAAGGCTGGTGTGATATGGTTTGACGATGATAGGTATGGTGGTAATTTACATTCACAAAACGAGGTTACATTCAAACCACTAACACCACCTGTAAAATTAGATGACGGTAAGGCTTATCAGTTTGATTATATAAATAAACCTTGTGATGGTACTTATCACGGCTTATTTAACGCAAAGCTTAACCGATTTATTATAAAAGATGGTTTTGTTGCTGCTGATTACACTTTAAACATTCAACCACTAACAGTAGAGGCTAAATCATGAGCATTAACAGCGAATCAAATACAGAACTAGCTAATCATCGCAAGCTTGTAAGCGATCAAAAAGACTCAAGCAATGATTTATCAATACCTAATACAGACAATAAAGATAAGCGATCACAGTCAGCGTTAGCAGTTAGAATTTTAAAATCAAACATGGAAGTTAACAACACTATGATGAGCGTAGATGATGAGCGCTACTTTACTGAGTTAATGAAAGGTGGGTGATTTAATTACTGAAGTTATATATAGATTACTAAGCCGCTGATAGCGGTTTTTTATTGCGCTAAATTCGACGCAAAAAAAAGACCTTTCGTTAAAAAGGCCAAGGAGAATGAAAATTGTCGGGTTTTCCGTCCTGTGTTTATTGTATCAGATAAACTTATTAATGCTTAGTATAATCCTTCGCTGTACAACTCGTCACCGCCACCACCGTTTCTTGCTTGGTCAAATGGCTGCCCGTTATTTTTCACAATAACCATGGCTTCAGTTCTTGTTCTAAATTCTCCACAGCTATTAATAAACCCCTGTTGCTCTCCATGCTCTTTACGCAATCCACGAAATTTATCAACACCCAAAATATCAACTTGCTTGTGCATAATGCCATCCCAATGGCGAGCGCCACACAAAATCAAATCACCATACTTATTTGCTGCGCAAACTATAAATTCACCCATTATTATATTCCTTATTGTTTATAGTATTAGATAAATTTACCCTTTTCTATGTCGTATACGTGAACCTCACCACCGCTTGCTGAGTCTTTTGTTATAGCATATTCAACAGCCGTCTCAGTGCTAGCGTGAAAATCTAAAGCGGCTAAAGCAAATTCACCGCCCGAACCTATTGACTCATTATATTCATTTTCAGTTATAGAGCAGTAATGATCGTTAAACGCAACCAAATAACACTTTTTATTTTTTACTAATAACGCGCAGCAATCTGGTTTCACGCCTGGCTTATCGTTGTGTTCAAGTTCCATTATTTGTGATTCGTCAGATTTAGCACCAGCAAAAAACCACATGCCTTTCTTGTTAGATTTAAACTTTTCAATTGTGTCACTAACAATTAATGTGCCGGCTGTTAACCGACTATCACAAGCTATTTGCTTTTCTTTATGATTATAAATCACTGTAGTCATTATTATATTCCTTATTGTTTATTTAGGTTTAAATACTCAGGACAATCAATGTAAATTTCAACATGAACACCGCCCATACCTTCCTTCCCTTCCGGTACTGGTTCACCCTCACCACCGAACAAGCATTTAAACTCACCATTTTCAATCACGCCAAAAGCGTAAGAAGGCCAATCATTAACATCATCATAAATCTCTTTGATATGAGTAAAGCAAAACTTACTGTTTTTTAACTCATGGATAACATGATTATAATAAGATAATTCTTTTATTTCTTTTAATTCTCTAGTTGCAACCCTTAACATTACTTGCATTATTATATTCCTTATTGTTTATAGTGCTATAGTTTGTTATTGCTTGCATTAATATGATTACAATCATCATAACAAGATGCAGTATTACCCGTAATACCCTGTCTTCTGTTGCTAAATACTTTTGCATAACCCACGTAAACCACCGCCGCCCTATCTGTTTTTGCATCGTGATAATGCTTCCCATGAGCCTGTGTATTACCAACATAAACCCAGGACTTTAATATTTCTTGAATTGTTAATTCACTCATTACTTACTATCTCCATGCTTATTAATTGTTTTAGCGTACTCAGTGCAGGCTACTATTTTTATCAAACTAACTTTGCAGCGGCCAACAACTTTCATTTGATCAAAAGGTAGATGATCACACAATCTTAACGAGTTAACGCAATTAGCACACATACCGCCCTTGGGTGCAAATTTTAAATCAGCCATTGTTACCGCCTCTTTGTTTATCATTTAAATGCCTACCATTAAGCTCACTTTTTGCTAATAATTTTGTTTCGTCATCGTGAATATTATTGTTGATTACCGTTTTTAACACACTATCTGACATTACAATAAGCTGCCCAACAGATAAGCCTACCAGGTTACTATACATTTCTCTCATTACTTACTATCTCATTGGTTAAACTCTTCAAGCAAGCTGTTTTCTAGCTCTTCAAGCAATTTGCTTTCTAGTTCTTCAATGCGACTAGTTAACATCACTTTTGAGAACTCAATCCATAACCCTTTAGGTGAGTTCTTATAATAAAGCACATTGTTTATTGTTCTTTCTGCGTAATACATGTTTGTAAATCCTTATGTGTTGTTATAGATGTTTATTTAGTTGCCTATTTAACAATACATTTTCTTGGCATTTTTTATGACAATAAATACCTTTTTTAACATACAAAACCCTTTGCCAAACCCATATTTTTTTATTGCAACATATACATTTCATTTTATTACCCTTGTTAATGCGCTAGGTTAGTTAATTGTTTTCAATGCAATTAGCATTAGATTCATGAAGCAAAAACAACTTAGCGTAAAAATCTTCTACCCATTTTTTCCATTCAGCATAGCGCTTATCATGTTCAACAACACCAAAATCAGCACAAGAATCTTTACCTGGGGCCATCATACCTGTTTCTTTATAAAATAATTCTGCCATGTATTCAAATCTATCATTTCCGTTCATATTCATTCTCTTTATTTGTTGATTAATGCGCTAGGCTAGTAGCGCTTGGTGTTTGGTTATTTATTCGTACCAATCTTTTTTTGGTGGTATTTTATTGTTATCTAACAAAGTCTCACTACTCATTCCTAAGTTTGATAAATCCTCATCACTCATGCCTATATCATTAAGCACGGCATCATCAAGGTGATTCATAAGTAAATTTTTAAGTAACGACTGAGCACGATCTAATTCTTCAAACGTATCATTAACACTACATGCTTGCACTTGGTAAGCCTTGCCTTCATACGTTATTTCTCTAGCAAAATCTTCTAAACCGATTACTAGTAAGGTCATCACATTACTTTCTTGCATATTCATTCTCTTTATTTGTTGGTTTATTTTAAATATAGTAAGTCTAATGACCGTTACTGCAAGGATGGAAGCCTTAACAATATTCTCTTATTCAATTATATGTAACGGTAATCAAGCAACTGTTCACAATCCTTGTTGGTAGTCCACACCATATCCCCTTGCAGAAAGCTTGTTTATCTCGGTCAAAGTCATCACATATAAAGATATTAAAAAATTGCTATTTAAAGTTATAGCTTAACTATAGGGATTTTTACAAGATACCAATTAACTTGGCAGTGTTAGTATGTATAGTGAAATGAGCTAACAATAAAAAACTGATCAATTTCTTTTATTTAATACCCGAAGGGCATGTAGCTCACTTCACTTATACATACTTAGATGCTTGAAAGGAATTTGTGCGTGCAATCTCGTAACCTGCCAGCGTTCTACCCTTGAATGAACCATATCGGCATATAGCGGATTTGGCGGTACTACTGGGTTCCAACAAATTACACACACAAAAAAGGGTACTTAAGGAACATGTAACCTCTGTTGAAGAGGGGCGAATCGTTAGAGGGAAAACCCACCAAAGATTACACGTTTCTTAAATACCCTCTAACAATTTCTTTCTAAGCAGTCTTCACACTGCTATCAATTAAAGTTCAATTGACTTGTTCTATTATACGCTGTTATGCCTGTTTATCAAGTTTAGATATGTATTCATTAACTCTTTTACTAACCTGTCTTTCTATTTCATCCTCGGTAGCTGTTAGTATTCTATAAACCAGTTGATCAACACATGGTTTAAACGTGTTATATGTCATTGGCTGTGAGTTGCTGTGTACACCCCGATCGCCATGGTATTCTTCAATCCATCCACTAGCGAATGCTTCAAAATTTACTTGACTATTTAAAAGGTTAAAATCTTTATGGTTCGTGTAATAATAAAAAGAAGATCCAACCGCTTCCACTAGATTGCTGTGATATTTATTACTCATTACTTACTATCTCCTTGGTTAATGTGTATCTCATCAAATACCGCTTGCCCTTGCGCTATTAATTCAACTTTATGTAAAGCATCTTTTACTGGTATAGCCACAAAATCAATACCGTAAAGTTTCATCACCTCAACGCAATCTAAATTCTTACGCATTTCTACGGGGCTGCATTTATTCATTCTCTAAATCCTTATGTGTTGTTGATGCGCTAGGTTAGTAGCGCTTGGTGTTTGGTTAATTAAGTTCAAGGCAGTTAATAAAGATCAGCTTTTAGCTTTTCAAGCAACTCCTTGGCTAATAAAACATCACCTAAATTATTAATAGTTATTTCATTTAATAAATCAAAAGCATTACAAACAACATCTTCTATGGTGCCGATCAATTCAGTTAGCTCTTCAATCATTTCTTCTTCGCTTCCACCATTACATATAGCCTCTAGTATTTTTTGCTTATGCATATTCATTCTCTTTATTTGTTGGTTGTTATTAGCTGAGATTACTATAAATCAAATATACACACCTGTAAACACATTTGTATATATTAATAAATCATATTCGTTAAATTATCAAACACCATTGTCGGAGCTGTCCATTGAACATTAACAAGCCCTGTTCCACCGTGGCGATTCTTCTTAAAGTTAACTTCACAAATATTTCCATCTGGACTATCTTTGTTATAAACATTATCTCTATATAGCGTTAAAATAATATCCGCTTCTTGTTCAATTGTTCCACTGTCTTTAATATCTCCCATCTCAGGGCGCTTATCGGTTCTCTCTTCAACTTTACGACTAACTTGAGCCAATGCAACAACTGGTATATTTAACTCCCTTGCTAGCTCTTTGAGGCGCATTGCAATATCACCAACTTGTTCATGCTTTGGTAGTTTTGGGTTTTCATGTTTAATGCGTTGTAAGTAATCTAGATAAATAGCTGTGCAACCGTGGTCGTGCTTAACCTGTCTTGCAACTGACTCTATCTCACTCATAAACGGCCCTGACTTGTCATAAATCCAACCGCCATGATTATTTATTGATTCTATTGCGCTACCAATTCTTGCAAAATCTTCATCGTTAATATCACCAGTTCTGATTTTATGGTTTGGCACATTACCAACAATACTAAATAATCTTTGTGCAGCTTGAACCCTGGACATCTCAGTACTAAAAATTAATGGCGCGTTTTTGTTTGCTTCAGCAATATTTAACATAAATGCCGTTTTACCCATGGCAGGACGTGCAGCAACAATAATTAAATCTGAGTTATGCAGCCCTCCCATAACCTTGTCAACATCAAAAAGGCCTGTCGGCACAGTTAGGGAGTCACCATCCATAACCTTCTCTATTTCATCAACTGCTGCTGCTGCTGCTTCTTCAAAAGAATGTAAATATTTCTTTTCTGTTGAATCAAGTGCCATGAGGGATTTTATAAAAGTATTAACATTTGTGTCTGCGCTGTTTTGCATTTCAGCGCCAATATCTTTTATTGCTTTTACTCGCCAGTTTTCTTTTATTTTCTTAACATGATCTTTGGCAGAAAATGAACCTATAGTTTCCTTGGCCATAATCCCCAAGATAGTAAACCAATCATCTGATTTTGGTAGAGCTTCAGCAACTGTAATTAAATCAGGTGTCATTTTTCGCATAGTTAAATCTGTTATAGATTCCCAGATTTGTTTATGCGAAAAATTAGTAAAATGCTTTTCTTCTAATCCAGTAGTTGAGGGATCAAGTTGACCAATTAAAACTAGGCCGATTATATTTCTTTCTATCATTGTGAAAAACCTTTTGGTTTATTTGTCGATGACAATGGTTTTGCATGAAGCAAGTAACCTTGAAACTTACTAGCTTGAAATAATGTACTCGGTCTTAAATACTGAGCCATTACTTTGTCATTTAACCATTCGTTAGCTTTTGATTTAATCACTAACTTTAAGTCATCTGCCGAGTGACCGTCATTTAGTCTAGCTGATATGTTTTCAATATGTGATTTTGTCGTGTGTTTATATTTTGATTGTAGAGTAATATTTAAAAAATCTATGATTTCTTTTACTCTGATATCCTCTTTCTTCTTACTTCTTTTTCTTACTTCTTCTTCTTCTTCTAGAGGGACAAAAACCGACAAACTCGGACTTACTCCGACCGATTGATTTGTAACGGTTTTTATTCCATTTCGCCTAACTGCCTTTGCTGTAAAGTCATCACACCTGGAAGCTAGCTTTAAACAAAAAACATGGCCATTTTCAGCATTTAACAAACCTAAATCTATAAATGACTTCATCATCTGTTCAACTTTTTGCGGTGTTGATCCTGTGTTCCTCGCTATAATTCTGCAATCATGCTCAAGTTCAAAAGTGAGGTTGTCACCATTAACCCCTTGCGCTATTAACTCTATGCAATACCAATATAAACCGTAACCTTCCAACCCATAATCTAGCATTACCTCTTGGAGTTTTGCGTCCATATTTGCATCTGTGTCATGTTTGAACCATTTAATGTTATAATCTCCTAGCTGATATTAATAAATTGCGCTTTCTTGCTGGTTAGCGCGTTTTTATTTACTTACTTCTAGCGTCATTAATCAAAACCAAATCAATAGCCTTATCAACATCTCTTGCAGCCATTGCTTGTATCTGTGCTAAACCTAACTTCATTGCAGCTCTAGATACTTTACTGGTATCAATACCAACAATTTCTACTAAATCTTTAATTTTCAAAACCTGCGTATCACTAAATCTTACCGTTAATGTTTTCATTTTGTTATTCCATTTTTAAAAGACAACAGAATTATTACATAATGCAATGTACTTGTAAATACATTTAAAACACAAAAGTGTTGACAATAAAATACTTATGCATTAAATTAGGCGCATCAAATGGCAATTAAACAAGGGCAAATAAAATGAATATATGGCAAGAGTTCGCAATGTTAAACGAAATGACTCCAAAGCAATTTGAAGATGAGATTATATTTACTGCACAAGCGGTGATGGCTATGAAATTAAACGAAACTGGTGAAGATGAATTAAAAATAGTTGCAGGTCAACATGATGGCGTTTATCAATTGAATTTTAAGCGCATAGATAAATAAGGATAAGTAAGATGAAATTTATACCGATGCAGGTATGCGACTTAACTAAAACTGATGCTACAACAGTTGTAGCGTATAGAGATAATAGAATTATCAGCGAAGACAGTATTATAAATAGTTTTCCATTGCACATACTTACATCTTGCCAATTAGGCCGGGCAAACGAATCAACCAAGTTAATTTTAAATAATATATTTAATAAGCAAGGATAATAAAATGTTAAATACAGAAGTAATAACTCCGTTACCGTTTGCTCGCGGATTTTGGTTGATAGCAAGTGAGCGCGTATTGATTGAACCGACACTAAACAACGCGGGGCGCAAGAAAGGCAAGGGTGGTAAGAATGTTAAGGTTAGCCATCCAAGGCCGGCCCAAAGCTCAATAGATGCTATGTTGCTAGCCATAAAAAATGGCAATGGCGTAACAAGCGAAGATTTAGGCGAAATAATGGGATTGAGTCTTGGTCATATTTTGAAATACTTAAAAGTGTTAAAGAAAGAATGTGCTATTGAAATATCAAAATACAACAGGCGCAAAAGCCATGGTACTTGGTTTTATTATTTAGCCGGTGAATTAACAGAAGAACAAAAAGAGGTTAGCAAGCCAATGGTAACAGTATTTTCTACGATTAAACAAAATCCAGGTTTACCAAGTTACGAGATAAGAAAGCTGGCCAGGGTGTCACAATATGTTATGCAAAGTGCAGTTGATAAATTAATAATTGCAAAAAAAATTACAAAAGAAGTTTGGCCGACTAATAAAGGGGGTCACACTATTTACTCATATACAGCGGTTAAATGATTATAAATAAGGATGTAAAGATGAATGTTTTAAGTTTGTTTAATGGTATGAGTTTTGGAAAAATGGCTTTAGAGTCATTAGATATTAAAGTAAACAAGTATTACTCCAGTGAAATTGATAAATACGCCAACCAGGCAACGCAAGCGTTATTTCCTGATACGATACAGTTAGGCGATATTACTAACTGGCGTGATTGGGATATTGATTGGGCAAGTATTGATTTGGTAACAGGCGGCTTTCCTTGTCAGGCTTGGTCAATGGCAGGTAAGCAGTTAGGCGATAAAGACGAGCGCGGCATGTTGTTTTGGGCGATGCTAGATATTATGAAACACGTTAAATACCACAATCCCAATGCTGATTTTTTAATTGAAAACGTGAAGATGAAAAAAGAGTTTGAGCAATATATTACAACTCACACCGAAAACGCTTTAGGAGAAGTACATAAAATATTGATTAACAGCGCATTAGTATCTGCTCAGAATCGCAATAGATATTACTGGACTAGTTTTGAGGTTACTCAGCCAGAGGATTGTTTTATTGATTGCTCAGAGGTTATTGATAAAAATGAGCAAAATCCAAACAAACAGGGTTGGCAAAAGTGGTGGGATAAAAACGGAGAGTTCCAGCTTAAGAAAAGATACTCATGCATCCTTAACGATGTGGAAAAAGGGATTACACAAACAGCTAGACAAGTATCATCCTGGAATGGGTGCGTTGTTCGAAACAACGACCAGTCACTAAGATTTTTCACACCGAAGGAGGCGTTTAGGCTTCAAACAGCCCCAGAGCATCATATCGATACATTATTAAGTGCTGGTATTAGTAACACTCAACTATACAAGATGTGCGGTAACGGGTGGACGATGGAAGTTATCAAGCACATTTTAAAATCATCAAACTTAATTAAAAAATAAATAGATATACCCCATAACTATTTACACATATACAGCAAAATAATTAATATATCGTACATTAATGTATTGACGGTAATCGTACCATTTAGTATTATTATTTCAACAACAACGCAGTAGCCAATTAAAGAGAATCACATGTCTAAAAAATTATTAATATCAGTAATTAGAGTGGCAATGAATCACTCAGCAGCAAACCAATCTGAGCTTTTGAATGCTAAGAAAATCGCCTCATCAGTGTTTGATGCTGTTATTTGCAATCGCCTTGTCGATATTTCTTTTGTTGATGCGTCATGGCATGCACTTAAATTAATTAGACTTGTAGTTGATGGTGCGTCAATCAACGATATCGAATCAAAAACGAAAGAGGTATTACTTATAACTAAATCTTTACGCTACAAGCGTTGTGGTGATAACGGGATGATAAAAGGGTGGATCAAATGAAGCAAGATAAATATTGTTACCCGTGGGCTGTGCCGGTATCAACTTACATAACTGATAAGCATAACGGCATTACAAGCCGTTTTGCTCGCTCACAAAACGTTAGAGAGTCACAAGCTAGAAGATGGCTTAAACGCAATTGCGTGGTGATTGGTGGGGTTGTTTACTGTGAAGTAAGCAAACAAACTAAAAAGGATGATAACAAAGACTAAATAAATATACCCAATAACTATTAGTTATTATACGCATAGCTAATAGTTTAGTATTGTAATCACTCAAGTAAAAAGTAAGTAATTATTAAAAACAACTGAGGGATAGCGTTATGATAACTAATTATTGGTATTAATTAATAAGCACCTTTCGCTGTAGAGATACGGCACTTAATCACTAGCAGCACACATAATTATAACCAGTTACTAAACTTTGTTATTTTTTTAAATATGATCTAACCGTGTGCCGCTTTTTAATTTTTATTGTGAAGTGAGTTAGTTAGCATAAATGGCAAGTGCGCGTTCCCGATTTAATTGCTATTGCAATAGCGATTATAAGTCTACTAGTGGCAAGGGGTTACACAGCGATATGCAGGTTCAAATCCGGCACTAGCTCATTTCACAATGAACATTAACAAATCAACAGGACAATAAAAATGAATACAAATTACAGCGCGTCAACACGCAAAGACTTAGAGCCGCAAACACCAAATATCATGTCTAGAACAATGATTGTAAGTCGTATTATGGACGCAACTAAAAGAAGTAAGATCGCTGTGTTTGAATCGGTTAATCCAAAAACAGGCACAAAGGCTTTTGAGTGCTATCACGCTGATATTTATTATACAGCGCAACGAATTAAAAATAATGATAGACATTATATTGGTAGTTATTACGGTAAAGCGGGTGCTAAATCATTATCTGACACAATAAAGTTAGGGTGGCAATAAAATGAATAAGCGAAGAGTCGAGATAATCAGCGGTATTGAAGCAGAAATTCAGTGCATGGAGGCGTGTTTGGGCCAGGGCTTTACATTGCAAGATTATATTGACTGTCAAAAAGACGAAGTAGAAATATTATCGTCGCTTGCTGATGAGCCAAACAAAGCCGTGGTAAACACAACTTTAGAGCTGGAATTACTTGCTAGCGTTAAGCTACTCAATCTTGAAAAAAACTTGATTGAAAATCAGCATGCAAACGCACTTGTTGAAATAGCTAGATTGAAAAAATTAAAAAATGGCTGAGTTTCAATTAAATCAAAATAATATCGATGATGCGTACGGTTGGATTATCGAATTATTAAATGACGGGCCATACTGGATTTTAGAAGCTAAAAACCCTGTAATAGGCAAGTGGTCTATGAGTCGATTATTTCATTCATGGTGCGCTAGTGCTGGTGAATGGATGGCTCAAAATGGCTCAACCATGCCGCTATATATGGATAGCAAGGGCGTGTATCACGGCAAGCGTAAATTTAACGAAAGTGATGCTAAAATACTTTTTAGTTCAGCTTGGTTTACTGATAACAACGGGGATTTGTTGTCATGGAGTAAAGGGGGCCAAAAAGCAAAGAACGGCAAAAAAGCGGTTAGGGCTGGCAACAGAGGCGAGCGCTATCATTGCTGTAATATGCTGCAGCAATGGATGATCGAAAGAGGCATTAAGCATTTAAATCCAAGGGATAGCGATTACAACAAAGCTATGCAAGAGCAAAATAATTAATAAACGGAGTAGATAACATGGGTGAATGGATTAGTGTTAAAGATGGGTTGCCAGAAAAGGGTAATAATGTTTTGTTTTTAGATGGTGACGCATCTATTTTAAGTGATTGTTATGTGCATATAGATTGCATTGATTCCAACGGTGAATGCTTTGAAAACTATCTGCATAATTACACTCACTGGATGCCACTACCTGAGCCGCCAAAGGAGTAAGTAATGGGAAGGTTAAAAAGCTCACTTAATGTCGGTGTAATCGGTGTGATCACTTGTATCATATCAAAATCAGCAAGTCCGAAAGTAGGATTAACAGCTCATGATTTTTATAATATGAGTCCAAAAAATTCGTTTCGTGGCGGTAGTCGCGGCAAAGGCGGGAAAGTGAAATATCCAAGGCGGTAAATGATGAATGGTTTTAATGATTTTTTATGGGGTCTAATGATTGGTATATCATTTATGGCTTATTTAAACACTGATTTTGGCGATGGTGCAAAAGATGAAAAGACGCTTATTGAGTTACAAACTGAATCAAAGAAGATTGAAATTAAAATGTTAAAAGGTGAGTGTGCAAGCTTAACTAGTAAGGCGGTAAATTATGGCAATGAAACAAGCTAACGCAGCACAAAAGCAATGGATGAAAGATATCACCAAGTGGGCTAATGAAAGTTTGTATATGATTTATGGTGGTGGTTACGCGCAAGGCAGTATATTTCAACGGCATCATGTTTTAGGTCGCAGCGCAAAACATAATAAGGTAGCTATCGGTCATTGGTTTATATTGCCTGTGCCGTTTGATCTTCATGATGTAAGTAGTAATGATCAATACAATGTAACTCATAACAAAAAAGCATTTGTAAAGCGGTTTGGTAATCAGCGTGATTTATTTTTTCAAATGGTTGAAGAGATGCGCGATGATGGTTATGAATTACCGCCGCATGATGTTTGCGAAGCAATTAGAGGTACTAGCGCATGAGTTATAAGTTTACATTGCCACTTTATGGCGTAACAAAGAAAGGAGCGATTGCGGTCAATTGGTATCGTAACGCGCATTATCAAGCTAGTAATGATGCCAAGATTAAATTTAAAAAACTTATTCAAGATCAACTTAATCAATTTGATAAAATAGAAACACCAATCAAGATTAAATACACTTATTATGCACAAAGAAATAATTCGCCTGATTTAGATAATTTTGTTGGCACAGTAAAAAAATTCTTTCAAGATGCGCTAGTTGAAAGCGGGTTGATTGAAGATGATAATGTAAATTTTATAATCGCTAACTCAGAAGAGTACGGCGGTATAGATAAAAATAACCCCAGAGTTGAAGCTGAGGTTATTGAATTGTAATTAATATACAGGAGTAAATGAAATGCCTAAACATGTAATAAAATATGAATATGATGACGGTGTAAAACTGGCTAAACCTGTTTTGTGGTGTGGTAGAAAGTCATCAGGCAAACCCGCTTGGCGTTTTCAAGATGCACAGCATGTGGCATTAGCTGTTGGTGGTAGTGTGCAGTCTTGTAAGGACTGCATCAAAGCAATAATAAAACAACTAAGTGAAGAGTTGTAATTTAATTAATATACAGGAGTAAATAAAATGATATCAGTAATCACATGTATAGTTATAGTTAGCTACATAGTTGTAGTTAGTTTAGTTTTAAGGTTTAATTACAATGCAAGAGTAAATGAATGATGATTTTTTGGTTTTGGTTAGTGGCGTTTATAGCTTTTGCTTTTGGCTTGTGGGCTGGTGGCTTTATAAATAAGCCACCACACAAGCACTAAATAGGATTTCTTTTTTCTTGTTTCTCGTTGTAATACTCACTCATACAATGACGATGGTGAAAGAAGAAAATCTTATCTATCAACTTTTCTATGTAAACCCAATTGGGCTTTTGCAGCACCTGAGCACAATAATGCGAGCGAGCAGAGAACGTATAGAATCTTGAACCGCCTGTCAATGTGTTTAGTAGGTGACTCAGTAATGCTATGTTTGATATTAGATAATGTTTCATGTGATAAAGCCCAATTGGTAAATTTAAAGTAACATACGCAATGCAAAAGCGCGCAATTAAGCGCGCTTTGTTTTAATTTATTCTAGATGATACAAACAACGAACCGCTACCCCCCGAGACATCATAAGTAACATTAACAGAAAAAGCTGTTATAGATGATATTTTTACATTAGTTATGATCGGCATTATAGTTGTAATCGCTACCGGATGAAATCCTATTGTGATTTGGTCTATGGTTGGCGTTCCAACATAATTATGAGTTTGTGGGGTTGATTTTGATCCATTAGATATAACTACATCAGCGCTTTTTGTTGACGCTTTAGTGCTGTAAGTTTTAGAGTTTGTCGTAGAGTAAACACTAATATTTGTTTCTGTTAAATCTTGTCTTGTTAACTGTCCCAAACCTGAAACTATATTGGCGGGACTACCTGTCACACTTGTTCCCACGATGTCTATTGTGTTAGATTTATCTCTAGTTGCATCTTGTCCCGTAAAATCGACCATTTTATCTCCTGTCAAATGCAACTGTCCCGTGACTTTTGATTGATAAAGATTACCAAAATCAACACCTTTTGTGAATGCCATTGTGCTCGACGTGTTAATGTTAATATTGTGCTGCCTACCTGCAATGTTTAGTAGCTCACCTAGATTTGACGGGGCATCTGGAAAAACAGGGTAAACTGTTATGCTCATACCAGCACCAACACCCTGAACATCAACAATGTTTCTATTTTGATTGTCTCCACCCAATGCTATTTTTATGTTTTCACACTTAAAGCCGGCTACGCTTTTATTTAGAATGTAAGGCCGCAAAACCCCTGAGTGCGTAATGAATCCGTATGTCATGCCGTGCAATTCTAAACTAGCTAATTGTGGCCTACTGTCTGGCCCAGCTCGCAAACCTCCATCACTTGAATCAACTTGAACATGGCCACTAGAATCAAATCTATTATTTTCTAAATTGGTTGACCAACCGTTTCTTGTGCCAAAACCGTTCATAAATCCGATATGATGACACGCTTTGCGTATATCAATTGCGGGAGAAAGCTTTTCCGTATTACCAGGATATTCAACAGAATCAACAGGCGTTACACTTTCAAGACCAAAATTAGAAGAACTTGCGTCGCGGCAAATTACATCACCTAAAATAGCATCAGGTGGTCCGTCAAATACAAACCCCTCACGACCTGTGTTTGATGTGACAACTGTAATTTTACTAATAGCATCTATAACATTATTGTTATTACCAGCAACCCCTGTTGTGCCTTCAGGGTAGTAAGTTAGCACACCCACATTGAATATATCTGACACTTTTATGTTTAATCTAAGATAGCCTCCATAAATTCTAGCGCCTATACCTTGATTAATTACCGGCGCTGCTAGTGTTGTTGCATCGTACTTACCTACAAATTCAATACCTAAAATAGATATAGTTTGTGGTGAGCCTATGCCACCGCCGTCTGGTGTCGTAACTTTTACATTATTGGCTTTCAAGTAGTCGTAATTAAGTGTGTCAATCAACTGCTTTGTGCTATCAAATGAAGCGCTTGCAACAAATTTGCAGCCTGAAAACTCACCTGTCTCAGTGGTTAGAGTTAATCCTTTTGGAGGTATTACGATAGTATCTGAGAATAAAAAGTTACTATTGTCAGCAGCTTTTATTTGTATACCAAGCGCTGAAACTACATTAACGACTGTGTGTGCGTTCTCAAGCGCAACATCATAACCGAGTTGGCGCATGCTGTTAAATCCATCTTCTTGTATTATATCGATACTTTGATCAACAGATGTACTCGCAACAATATTAAGTGTGTTGTCAGCTAAAGTGCCCGCTATAACATTAAAGTAAGAATCCCTATCTGCTAAATAGACACGCTTGCCGACCGGGAATAATATCGTGCTAACTTTATATAGCGCTACTGTTGCAAAGTTATAAGTAACAGATACACTATTTATTGCGCTAACTGATATCTCTACTTTTTCTAACTTAACTTCGTTAGCTGTGCCCTCGGAAATGATTATATCGTAAATATTATCATCAACTTTGAAAGCGTAATTGCCATTGCTGTCAGTATTCATGGGGTTTGCTATAGCTACGTCAGCTAAGTTAAACATACTCGCTAAACCTTGGGTGCTGTTTATTCTGACCGTTACAGTTGCACCGCTTGCGGCATTTCCCGTTGTCGAATCGTCAAATTTTAATACTGCTGTGTTGTGATATGCTTTCATTTCTAAATCCTTGTTACGGGTGTGAGCCTGCGCCGTTAATGTATCGTGTAGGGGTATCGCCAAATAAATTTATTGTTGCGCCGTTGTCTATTATACCAGATCCTTTCAAGCCTTTCGTTGCTGCGTTATCAACACCATCAACGCCCCAACCAGTGCCGCTGCCATCAATTTGACCATTGGCTCCCGCAGTTTGAAAGCTTGCGCCACCGATGCCAGGCGCTCGACCATCTCCACCATCTCCACCATCGCCAGGACTGTCTGCTTCGTCTGAGTCAAAACCACCACTGCCACCACTTGGTGCTCTAATGTAGCCATCTGCTACTGGGTAAGCTGTTGATGTTGTGGCTCCTGAAAAGTAAATATTTATGGTTATGCCCGTACTGCCGGTAAATACAACGCCGCCATTTTCACCATCTCCCGTAGCTATATCTAATACTAAATCCCTACCCACTCCACCGTCACCACCTGTTGCCTGTCCGTCAAATCCGTTAGTTAGTATTATTGTTAATGTTGTGCCCGATGCAAAGGCACCCGAAATAATAGCCAAGTCACCTGATGAATGCGTACCGTCTAAAACAAAAGTTAAGTCAACGGATGCAGAAGGAGCGCCCGCTAGTACAAATAAATTAACTGAACTTAATGGAGAATCTAAAACTATCTCACTACCCGTCGTAAATGCCGCTTCATAAGTTAATGCTTTTACGCTGTATTGCCTACCGCCTTTGTAAGATGTATTTATTTTCGTTATTTGCCCTCTGATATTCCCCGATGTCAAACCATACGGGCTTTGGTCTGCACTAGTCGATAAATCAACAACATCACCAGTTTTAAATGTTAGGTATCGCTCATCTGTGATAAATGTACGCTCGTATGGAGGGAACTTATATTGACTTACGTATCTTTGAGTAACCAAGTCAGCAGCATCTTTATCAATAATAAAGTTAGCTTTGAATATTTTATCTTTGTGCTTTGTAAATAATTCTGGTCCTATTAGCGTATTATCTGCAAATTGAGAGCCTTTTTTAAAACTTGCAGTATCATTTGATTCTGCAAGATTTCTTTTGTCATAAAGGATAAGCGCCCTAGTAGCTCTTAACTGTTCCTTTGCTACTTTTTTGATAGTGTATGCGTTTATTTCTTTACCTTCAATTAGTGATGCCGTTGACTGCTTCCAAACGCTTATAGCTGATAGTCTAGCTTGCCCGCTTGGGTAAGTCGCCGTACCTATGGGATCAAACCATAAGTTCATCAGGTAGCCGGTTATTATTCTATTAATTACTGAGTTAACATCTTCAGACTCGCTATGTAACGTGTTTATTTTATCTGTTGAATGCCATTCTAAAACCTCAGCAGCCCAGTCAGCAGTAGGTATTAATGCAGTAGGAAAATCTGACTCAACTAGTATACGTGTTAATAATCCGTCAATAGTTTCGTTATCTGATAAGTCGCAAATGAAAATCTCATCACCAGCGCTGTGAGTTGTTGCACTAGTCGTTGTTAGCAACACACCAGAAGTCGGTGCAATCATATTCCCACCGCGAGTAGTTACAGTTAAAATGGGTGCGGTTGGCGTGGTTACATCAACACTAACAACTTGAAAAAATTCGTCACCGATACGTAAGAAATCTAAAGCGGTATATGTGACAACATCATCAACAGTAATAGTGTTTTGACTAGCATCAATATCAAGCTGAATAAATCCACCCTTGGTTATTGGCCATGATTTTTCACCAAGATTTACTAACGATAAAAGATCTTTAAATTTAAATGACCATGTGCCATTTTCATTTGATGACATTGTGTTTGTTAAATAACTGCGCGTTTGTGCGCCATTAGTTAGGTCAATACTACCGTCCGCCTGAACCCTATATAGCTTCAGTCTAGCCGCTTTGTTTTCAAATATTTGACGAGAATCAAGCTTACCTAAATAAGTACCCTGATTTTTAACGCCAGCAGGTATATTATCCGCATTAGGGTCTTGGTTTGTAAAATCAGATAACACCACAGATAACGATGACCGACCAGATAAACCGTCACCAGGTTTCAATTCTGTGGCCGTTTCGCTTATTGATTTAATGCACCGCCATATAGGTTCACCGTTAATTGAAGGTAGAATGGGCGCATTTTCATTGGTAAAATAATAAGTTTTATACGCACCTGACCATGCTTGATCACAAGTTAGCGGCGTGCCTGTACCTTGCTCTATGCCAATAGTACAAGCGCCCGTTATCACAGGTAAATCAATCTCTAACACTTCAAAGTGTTCTTGCACTCTCATGTTTTGAGTAGCTAAAAAAGTGGCCATTTATAATCCGTTGTAAGCTGTGAATTTTAACATTATAGCATCAAGCTCCCTTGTCTGAGGATGCGCCTTTATATCGTGACTAGGATCAAAACACAAATAAGATGATTCAGGCTTGCTTGCTTGTTCTTTGATAAAGAATGGTTGACCAAAGCTAAAGTCTATAAAGTTTTGCCAATCCCCTTCGGTAAATAAAGCCGCTTGATTTGGAAACGATAACGTCCCTTTTAATGGTTTAGATTTAACTGTGCTAGCGACAGGCGCAACAGTTAAGTTGGTGGTTGTCTTTTGCGTTGTGGAGCGATTAAGCCACGGCCGCTTATATCCTGCTTGCTCACCTGAGCTGATTGTTAAGTGCTGGCCAGCAGCAATAAAACTCAATGTCATTTGATAAGTTACCGGTACAGTAATAAATACCAATTTAAGATCTTGAAATGCTTGAGCTGGAAACGTAAACATAATATTGTGATTTCTTTTTATCACCACGCTATCAACTAAAGTTGTATCATTATATAGCTGTATCGTGGCTTGTGCCGGTGTGGCTGCGTTATGACCTGATATGCCAACGTAACTAATGTTAGTATGAGCGCCATAACTAACCGTAAAGTTTGCAACACTAGAGCCACAAGTATAGTTAAGTGAATGGTCGGGGTCTGATATGTTCGCCGCAACCTCTCCTACACCTGCATCCGTGATCGTGGGCGTAACACCGATCAATACATTGCTTGTTGATATTGATAACCCCGTTGATGCGGGCGTAGAAGATACATTAGTAATTATTGTCATTAAATTATACCTTCTATTTGTGCTTGCTTCATCCAGTTTGCAACTGCCATACCTAACTCGTCACCGCTCGGTACTGTAATGTTAAGAGTCTGTGACCCGCTTGCCGTTGAATCAGATAATTCTAATGATGTTGTTTCAGGTTGAAAGGCTTCTTGTGCCTGTTCTGGTGATGAGTCCGTACCAGTTGATGAAGGTGAACCGCCGCCACCACCACCGCCGCCTATAGGTAGTGCCCTAACTACTCCGGCGGCAACTTGTGACCAAGTTATTTGGCTGGCGGCAACTGGTGGTCCGGCTATAGGCCCAAGCTCAGCGAGTGATTTAGCCGCCGCTGTTAATCCATAAGCCTCTATTTGGCCCGCCGCTGAATCCTTAACAATAGTAAATAGTTTTTCTTGTGTTGACATTGAACCAGATAAAAGAGTTTGCGCAACCCTACCGGCTAGCCTTGCCTTGCCCTCTTCAATTTTTGATTCTGTTTTTGCTGCCTTTTGAGCGTTTTTTATAATCTCATCAGATGCCTTTTCCTCTGCCTCTGTTTTTTCATCTAACGCCTTTTGCTCTAAAGCCGCCATGTCTTCTAAAAACTGCGCCTTTCTTTCTTTTTTTAACTCTTCATCTTCGCCAATCATTTCAAGTTCGCGTTCAAACTTTTGCTGTAACAATTCTTCCTCTGATCTATATCTATCTCTTATAAAATCAAGGCTGTTATCACTGTTTAGCTCTGCCAAATCTTCTTTGTATCTTTCTTCTAGTTGCAGTAAAACACTTTTATTTTCAGAAAATAATTCCTGATCAGATTTGTATTTTTCTGTTAATAACTCTTGTTCTGTTTTAAAACTATCAATAACTGCTTGTTTTCTTTTTGCTATTTCGTCCGCAGTTAATTTTATATTAGAATTGGCAGGGGAAACTGGTTCAACTTCAGGCACAATAGTATTACTAACAATAGTGGCCTTACCTTTGTCAATGTCGGCTATCTCAGTCATTAGCCCCCATTGCTTTTCTAATAATTCGTTTTGCTTTTCTGTGTTAAATTGTTTTTGAAACACATTACCGCTAAGTGAGTTTTTAAGTCTACCCCATACAGAATCTGCATTTTCAGCAGATTCTTGAAGTACCTTTAAGTCCTCATTAACTTCTTTTAGCTGTTGCGTCTTATATGCTCTAGTGCCATCATTTAAAGTAGCAAAGAAGAAAGCAGCAGTGCTTGCCGCTTTTGTAAACCAATCGCTTAAATCAACTAACGTTTGATTGGTTAAGCTTTTTGCAGACTCAGCAGCAATATTTAATGCTTTATCTAAATCAGCTAGCTTTTGAAGATCTTCATCGGTAAGGGGTACTGTTACGCCATCCATTGCACTTCGCAAATCCTCCATTGCACGACCGCCATCAAGCAGTAGTGGTATTAGGTTTGTAGTGTCCGAGGCCATACCTTCAAGCGCAAATGACATCTCTTGAGTAGACACGCCCGCCTCCTGCATCTTCGTTACCATTTCTTGAAGCACATCCGGGCCACTAAGTAATTCAAATTCTTTTGCCATGGATGTAGCTTCAATTGTGGTCAATTTCATTACAGTGGCAAAGTCAGCAAACCCACCTTTAGATTCACTAGTAAAGTTACCAATTTTTTCGCGTGTATCTTTAGATATATCACCAAGCTTTTCAATGTCTATGGCAACCGTACTAGTTGCAAAAGCCATTGATTGAAGTTCATCAGTAGCCATACCTGAGAGTTGAGATGCTAATCTTATTTCTTTACCGTAAAGCGTTGTTTGTTTTATTAATGCTACAGTGCCAGCAGTTAAAGCCGTCACAGCAGCAAAAGCAACACCTAGAGTTTTTGCTGTTGAGCTAGCGGCATCTGACATTCTACCAAGTCTTGTGTCAACCCTTTGTGTTGTTTCCCCAAGATTGTTTAAACTTGCGTTTGTTCGCGCTAAAGACGCATCTAATCTAGCTGTTCTTGCATCCAGTACAACTATTACTTCTTCAGTAGCCATCGCTTAGATGCTCCGTTTATTTCTCGTTCAAAATTAAGCATTACACTCATGTCATCAGTATTATTTTTTTCTTGATCAAATAGATAATACATCTCAACAAAATCAAGCTTCCATGCCTCGCTTGGTTGAATGTTTAAATTTTTAACGCACAATTTAAACCATATCCAATAATCAAATTTTATTTGCTTACCCCTGGTGATTTGCCCTAAGTATCCGCTTTTTTTTTTGGAATGTTACTATTGAAATAGTCGTTAATGTCAAAGCCAACTTGCAACATAACAATGGGCCAAGGCTCACTAAGGTCATCTGGCCTATCGCTTAACTGCCAACTAACTCTAAATGTAGCGTCTTCTATTTCGCATAAATCAACACTTTCATTTTCAGATTTTATAATTGAGTACAAGGCTAAGCTTGCTATCTCTCTATTATAAAGACGGCTTAACGACTGCATTCGAGATATTAGCGAAACGCCCTGAAGCTCGATAGACTTCTCGACGTAATCACCGAAGACGGTTTGTAAATCCAACCCTGTTTTATCAGTGAAGTATTTACAAGCGCCAGCACTCAATTTACAGTCGTATTTTTTATAGCAGATTTTTACATCCACAATTAATCAGCCGCCGCTACAATAGTAACAGTCCCGGTAGACATAAAAGAGATGGTTGTCGCTACCTTTGCACCCCGAGGGATTGCATCAGTTAAGCCAGACGGTACAAATAAACCTGAGAATGATTCATTTGTAACAGCACCAGATCCCGTATAAGTTAAGGTGTAAGTGTCTTGTGCTCCATTAAATGTATCTGCACGAACTTTACGAAGTTGAGCGTCATTGTTATATGTCAACTCACCAGCAAAAACATGTTGCTTAGCTGAAAGTTGACCATCCAGATAAACCACATTATCGCCGTTTGATTTGTTGCCAATCTCGATTGGAGTGCCGCCGAATGTGTGTGTAAAGTCACCTTGACCCACGATTGCGCCAGTTGTGTTGTTTAATACTATAGCTGTGCCGTTAATTTCGCCTGCCATGATGTCCTACCTTGTTTTATATGTTAAATAATTAATTGAAATAACTCTTCTTACCCATGCTTCATTTTGCGCTACACCCTGCGTAGTGACTTCTAGTATATCAACTTTTTGACCTAGATACACATTACTAGCACCGTTGTAAAAAACGGATTGAATTGCACTTATAGCATTGGACATTGATTGACCATAATCGCCAACATTCAAAGGGGTGTATACAGTTATTTGATATATACCCCTGTCCTCATCGCTAGACTGTTTTGTCTTTCCTGTTGACTCGCTTGTTGCAGGAATATAGCCTTCATGAAACCACAAAGCTTTACCTTGAGGATCGAAATCTTCAGGCGGGTCTATGTATGATGTATTGCTATTAGTTGTTGTTGTCGCTGTTAGATAAATACCTCTAAGCGAACCTAATATGTTGTAATCGCTCATAGTGACCTTATGTTATTTTGCATGAGTATTAATGTTCTTCTTACCCAGCCATTGGGTGCTTGTTTACTAAAACCATTCGCTGAAAGTATCTCATAACTATTCGATCTTTTAATGTATGAACCTTTTTCGACAGGGCTTGGGAATCCGCCATACTCAAGGACGCCGATATAAGATAAATTATTAGTAAAATAAAGCCTCTTACCCAAAACCGAAACTGGCAATCTTGCTAGCTGACTTAATGACCCGCTTCCTCCGATATTTGCATTTAAGGTGGTGCTGTTTGACGGCGCACCAACAGTCAAAAACCAATTGTTTCTAGCTCTACCTTCATCCGCTGGCGTAGCTTGTATTATTTGCTGAAGACCTGCGAGATAAACACCTTTTAAATTAGTATTTATCCGCTCTCTTATACCGACTTCAAGCTGATAAGATACGCGCTCTCGCCCAAGCAATGGCATTATTTCAATCTCACTTGGGGCATGTAAGCCAGCACTTCAGATGTAGGTGCAACAATACCAAGACTAATTACAATGTAAGACGTTGAACCTTGTGTTATCTCATCACCCTGTTTGATTATTGTCGCATTATCACACACTAATTTTCTATCTCCTGCAAGTATGTTTATATTAAAAATTTTCGCATCGTAATCTACAAATACAGCGTTTTTTAATTCGATGCTTGTTGTTGTTGTAGTTCCTGGTGATAATGGATTTCCCGCAGTTGTAGACCTGCTTACTAGATAAACTTTATCGCTATTAACTGAGCCAGTTTTTTTAACAGCTTTGGCTAACCCTTTTTTTATCTTAGCTTGTATATTGGCGCTACTCATTTCTGTACTCTATTTCGGGTAAAATCATTTCAACAGTAGCGGTAGCAACTTTACTGTGATGAGCAGTTAATAGCAGATTAATTTCACCGCCCAACCTTACCCCATCAACTTCAATAAACATATTTAAACCATTGATTGGCTCACCTGGCTTGCCAAGTATTACTATTTTAGTAGTCATTATCCTAAATACCCCATATCGTTTCTGTACAATCCACCACCATTAACACCGGCTTTAGTGTAAGGTCGCAACACTCTAGATACTGCCGGCATTTGTGCGAGTGTTGGAGTACTTGAGCCATCCTGATAAGTTTCAGAATAAACACCCACTACACTAAAGCTTTTTAAGTTTGCATCCGTCTTAACTGCGTTAGTATCAACGCCCCCATTAATTGAAAATGAAGCTAGCATCTGAGCGTTTTTGAAATCTTGTGGTATTGATGTGCTTAAAACTAATTCATCATAAGCATACATGTAATTGCGAGGCAATATACCCGTCTGAACTTGAGGTTTTACTCTAGAGCCTTGCAAGCGGCTTTCATAAGTAAAGTTGATAAAATCATATGCGTTAACTTGCAACACATCTCGCTCCGCTTCTGTTGCGGGTATTGTGTAGCCCTTCAGTGCAGCGTAAGTAACAAACTCAGCATCAGTAGTTAATGAGTTGGCATTTGCAACACCCGTCCCGTCTTCGATAATTAGCGCCATGATTGACCTTGTGATTTAAACTTTTATTTAATAGCTCAATTATAGCACGGCTGCAATAAATTAAAAATAATCGTTGATATGTACGAGTTAACGTACTAATATGTGTACAGGTTATTTAATTAAGGAATAAGCATGTTTAACGATAACGTCATCAGGACACCGATCAATGGCACTGCCGCTATGGTTGCTGGGCAAAAAGGATGTGTAGATGAACCTACACCCCAACAAGAAAAAGACTCTATCTTGGGTTATTTAAAAGTCGCTGAGGCTGAAGCTCAGACTCTACCTAAATCAAGCAGTAGGAGAAAGGAATTAGGCGCAGAAAGGGCTAGGCTATGCCTTGTGCTGTCAAATATAAATAAGAAATTAAAGGTCTTCGGGTTTGGGGCTGATAACCGTATTGATGAGTTAGATTACGTGACGCATTCTATGAAAAAGCACCTGACAAAAATGCAATATAAAAGAATAATGTCGGATGCCTTTTCTCAATCACAAAAAGACCAAGAAGGATTTATTAATGAAGATAATTAACGGCGCATCATTCAGGAAGCGACTTGCTGAACACATGAACGAATGCGAAGAGAGCGGTATTCCTGTACTTGTTTACACTAGTAAAGATGGGCGAGAAGATCCGCAACAAATGATAGTAATCAGCAAAGCCCAATACGATATGATGATTGATAAAATTAATGGAGATAAATAATGATTAGTACAATAGAGTTTGAGCTAGATAAATCCTGCGTAAAAGGCTTTATAAGCTGGGAGCGACTAAAAAATTTAATTGAATCATTAAACAATGGCGAGGATATCACTCATTTTGAATTAACCGAGCAAGGCATAGCTTTTGGTTTACGTGAATCAGTAGGAGAATAAATCATGGTACCCATACTAATGATGACAGCTAAAATGATCTCAGGCATGAGCAAGAAAAAAGAAGAGGCAATTATCGAGGGTGATATTGTTGATCTGAAAGTTACTTATGTTGACGGTGAGCGTGTAGTTACTGAAGTTAAGAAATAAATAAAGGGGCGATTAAGCCCCTTTATCATTAAACCTCTGTTACTACAGTTGACCAAAACTCACCAGTGATGGATGCAGCTTGTACACTTGCAAACCTAATTGTTGCCCCGCCTGATATAGCGTCAGCGTCGTGCATCAAGATAGCGTACGTGAAAGTCACTTCCGTACCGGTTGCAGCAGTTTTAAAATAAGTGTGGTTAACTTGGTGCTCATGGGCCGATGCTGTACCCTCGGCCATCGATATAAATATGTCAATTTCTTGAGCAGCTAAATTATCAAGGGTTACACTGCCCGTCACTGTGGCAACGTCCCCAATTTTTAGCGGCGTAAAATCAAACTTATTAGTAACAGGGTTCCATAGCGCGGCTTTAGAATTAGGATTATATTCGATACTCCTTGATCCAAGACTGTTATTTAGCAAATACGTGTTACTCGCACCACCCGCGTGAGCCAATGCAGGGTTGGTACTTTCATTGACAAACCAATATGTTTTAGTAAAACCAGAGCCAGCACCTCCTGGTGTTGCCGTTAATATGTCTTGTAATAATGCATTTACGCTAGGCATTCTAACCCCCAATAGCTGTCAACCAGCTTTGTAATAATGAATTTCTATCATTGCTGATAATGGTGCCGCCATTAGCTAGCACTATACTAACCAGCAAATGATTAAGTATCTCTTCTTCTTCAGTTCTTGATCTATTTGTAGACATAATTACCACCAAAAAATAAGAAGGTTATTCAGTGAGTCTTTCTTCAGCCAAGCGCTTAGGATCAACCTTTACAGGTATTACCTTAGCGGTACGGGCTAATTTATTGCAATCATTTAATGATGCTTGCTTTGCTAACTCAGCCGGCTTCAATGTTAATTTTAACTCTTTTACTTTATCTTCAAGTTTTTTAATTTCAACCCAAATTTTATTGTTGAACTCGATTGGTGTTAATTCTGTTTCTAACTTTGCCATTTTATTTCCTTAGTTTAAACCATTCTGGATAATTATCACTTTGTATTCTACCATGTATTCCAGATATTGACATTGAATGAAATTTTGCGGCCTGTGATAGTGATGAAAACCTACCTTTAGGTGTAGATACTGATGGTGGTGTTCTTGATAGAGCCATTGCAGTGTCCCAGCCTGAGTTCAATCTTCTTGCTATGGTTCCTCTTTTTATTCCAGTTAACTTGGCCCATTGCTGCAATGTAAGAGACTTACCGGCAAGACTGATAACTCTATTGCTTGATTTGTTATTTGCTTGCTCTTCTTTTGTTGCCCATTTGCAATTTAACTTACAATAACCACCGTCATTATCTATCCTTTCTATGGAATGATCTATTGTTGGAGGCTCTCCCATATCACTAGAAAATAAATCAAAACTATTTGACCATTCATCGCTAACGCTTATGCCTCTGCCGCCATAATTGACATATCTTTGTGCGCTAGGGTTTTGACATCTAGCTTTCATTGTTCGCCATGTATAATAAAGCTTGCCGCCTAATTCTTTATTTAGCTTTGACATTCCGTGAGTCGTGTGATGTTTTGCTCTTGATTTATTTGCGCAACTTTTACACTTAGTTGTATTTCCTCTTTTTATATTTTCTTTCATACATTGAAACTTCTCACCACAACTACATTCAGCAATGCACATTATCCTAGTGAGTTTTGCGCACTTTCTCTTTACCGACCACTCTTTAATTATATTTAACATAAAAAAATACCCTTTTGAAATTATCTCCAGGGTATTATATCCGTTTTATTGATTTAACTCAATGGTGCATTTTTACCCATTGGTTTGCAAAAAACATAACGGTACGTTCTTGCGTTCCCAAACTCGCGACCAGTTGGCAGTGGTAGCAAGTTCAGCCAATGTAGCAGACTGCCCAGCAACAGAAGCTGAACTGAATTCAAAGCCAAGCGGATGAATGATATCAGCACGACGTGAATATAAGTCAGATTGGCCGCCGCCGTTACCTTTGTCAGGTGAGCGATATAATTCACTAGGTACTAAAGTTCGACCCATACCAGCCACTACAGCCCCGTTACCAAAAATAACAGTTGTATAAGTCACTCGGTTAGTACCCGCGATAGCACTTAGCGAATCATCAACAACAACACGTAAGTTACCGTAGGTTTGAAACAAAGTGTTATTATCTGCGTCACGAATAAAAGTAATTAACTGCTGCTTACGTAAGCGACTATAAACAACTGAGTGCATAGCAATGGCACTAAAGCCATCTTGATGATCTCCGGCAGTTTGCTGGGCATCCAAAATGGCATCGTTCGAAATTAATTCAGCGGCGGTAATAGCACCGGCAGAATCCGTAGCAATATTAACAACCATGTCACTTGCATCATTTGCAACGTTATCATTTAAAATACCCATCGTTGATTGAATTAAACGGCGCTCGTTAGTTGTCGCCCAATAAGCGCCAATACGACTAGTGATTGCTTGAACTGGATCTTCCAAAGCTAAATCAACGGCAATATCCATCGTTGACCAAGACTGATTTTGACTAGCAAGGCGATATTTCATAATCGCTTTAGTAATCTTGTTTGGCGTTGATGAATTACCGGTCACATCATCAGAGTAGTTAGGCTCTTGAGTACCTAGCGGCTTAAAGAAAGGAAGTTCGCCAATATTACCACCAACAGAAGCCATTGCTGTAATGCGGGGATCTTCTACCATGACACCGGATGCCATGAATGCGTTTAGCTCTATTTGTGATTCTTGCTCAGCAGCAGAGAAAACAAGCGGGTTATAGATATCCGCGATTTGTACATTAGCCATTATTCATTACCTTTTATAAAATTAATAGTTAGAGCCTGTTTTATTGGCGTGTATCGCCTGCTCTGTCAGTGTCATTTTTTTACCAGTAGCTCTGCCACTTGGTGAGGTATCGGCTCCGCTAGAATCTACACCTTTTAAAATCGTCTTAAATGAGTCTTGTTCTCCAGCCCAGCTTTTGAACTCGTCTACACTTTTTGCTACAACAACACCGTTATGCTCGAATGTTGGTGCGTACTGTTGTTGGTCATTATAACCATCTTTTAGCATATTTGACAACATAGCTTCAGAATTCCACTTATGATCGTCATGTATGTTACCCATCACCTTGTTCATAATGTCGCCACGGTCGCGTGATTGTAATGCATCTTTAGCTGTTAATGCGCTTGCATTGGCTGTCGCAATAGCTGCGGTTGTTTCTTTTTCTCGTAACTCTAAAGCCTCTTTGTAGCGCCCGCTTTCAACAAGTCTTTCCTCTTCAGCGGTAACAGCGGCCTTGCGAGCATCTTCTAAAGCCTGTTCTTTTTCAGTCAAGCCTTGCTGTGCTGTTTTCTTTTCACCAAGTAATTGATCCACTTTGTTTTTTAAGCCGCCTATTTCGCTATCAAATAAAGCTGATAATTTAGCCGTTTGCTCTTCATTTAATCCATCGATACTAGTTAAATCTACCATTTTTCTGTCCCCCTAGGACTTTTGCAAGGCTCTGCCTCGTTTATTGCGATCGAAGTATTCGACCTAATTCATTATTCTTTTCTTTCATCTGCTTTATAGTTAATGGGTTGTTCATACTATCACCGGTTTGTTTCGCAAATTCTCTAGCATCCATTTTACGTAACGCTTTACCTAGTGTTGGGCCTATCGCAGCATCTTGATCACTAGCCTTTAACTTTTTAAGATTCTCATAATAAATAGAATCACTATCTACCGTCTTACCGTCACGTTTACCATCAACTTCAAATGATGATGCTTTTTTAGTGTCGCTAGCATCTAATTTAAATCTATCATCAACTTCAAACGTCAACGCTGAACGGCAATTTGGATGAAGCGGTGGAGTCACACTGCTCAATTTTGGGTCATCCTTTGCGTAAGTTGTTTGATCAAGTCTCGCGCATGCTCTCGATGTTCGGGAATCATTAACAGCTAAAAATCTATACCCCTTTAGTATATCATCATTCTTATCTACAAATGCTATTCGGGCCGTATTTGCATAGTGATTAGCGCCTGTGATTGCCAATTGCTTAGCCGACCGCCTGGCTCTATCTAATACGCTTTTAGTTGTTCCTGACTTTGACAAATCCATCTGAGCGGTTATAGCATTGGTTATTTCAGGTATTGTTTGACCTTTGCGAAATCCATCCAATACAACACCATTAACTTCATCTGACCATTGCCCCCAATATTTTTTCATCATGCTTGAATAAGAAGAGTAACTATTATCAGATAACTTAACTGGTGTGATTGTCGCAATACTGTTTACTGCTGCCGCCGTTGGGGCTACAGCCTTAAACTCGTCATTTTCTACCAAGCCATTCAAGGTGCTTGCTGCAAATTCACCTTCATAAGCGCCCAACTCTCTATTTTCAACTTTCAACTGTGAGGTGTAATCTTGTAAGTGCTTGCGTGTAGCTGTGTCTATTTCGTCTTGTATCTTTATTTGTAAAGCGGGTGTTACTTTACGTTTGCGATACTTGTTAAGAATAGATACCACATCATTCTCGATTAATTCAAGATATGGTATTACTTTTAAGCCCTCAGTAGCACCCAAGCGCTGCACATGAATTGTGTGCTGAGAATAAATAGTGGTTAGCTTCTCATCTGACATTATTCACTAGCCTTTAGCACTGCGATTTCTTCAAGTGCTGCATCTAGTTGGGCTTGGATGCTTGCTTGCTCTTCGCTTGTGCCGCCCGTCAATGTATTTTGATTAGATAATTCAATGGCTATATTTTCGTTAGATAAATCGGTTAGTTGTGCTTTACGTGCTGTTTCATTGAGTGTAACAGCCGGTAAAATATTACCCTGAACTAATGCGATATGAGCGTTAATCATCTCAGGCGTTAAATCATCAGTGATAAAATCAGAGTTTAATTTATATGTTGATTCGCCTGTTTCGCCTAAAAATAATGAGGTCCATGTAAATAATTGCTTGAACCCATCACTAATATTATATGAGATGCGCTTTAATGCTGACATTGACGCATTAGCATCGATACGTTTAGCGCCTAATGTCTCGTTTGCTGAATTGTCAGTTACAAGTTGTGCGCCTGACATTACCATACGGTCTTCATCACGAAGCATTTCAGTAGCTATAGCGCCTGTCGCCTCTATTTGTATAATCTCAACTTTGCCGGCTGCATCAAGCATGTTCATGCCGCGCGCGCCAACATCTAAACCGTTAGGGTTCATCTCGTCAAATTCTTCTCTACCCATATCAGTTGACACGACTGTCATACCTTGGCCGTGGTAATGCAAGTTATCGCGGTTATCGCAATCTAAAACAAAGTGGCCCAGGTTAACGTTAGCTAAATCATAAAGCGGTAATTTTGAATACTCAGGGCTGTTATCATCAGCACCAAAGAATTGAAAAGGGATCTCAGTTAGTGCCTTACCATTAGCAACTGGCTTAACCCTGCCCTTAAGCTTTTGCTCCTCATCATAAAGCTCATTGTAGTAAACCCCGTTATCAATAACCAACCTACGAACAAACTCTTTATCATCCCATTTGAATTTATCTTTAGGGTCTTGCACACTGTGAATCTCAGTCAATCTTATTTCATCAACTGAATTAGATTTACCAGAAGATCTGAAATATATTATCTGCTCGGCCTTGTATTGTATCCACTTTGGTAGGAATTCAACACTCTCATTCTGAGCGCGAGTTAAGGAAACCCTTTTACCTTTACTGTCTACAGGGGAAGATGGCATATCAATCAAAATACCATAGCGAGCAGCACCTATAACTTCAGATGTGACTTTTTGCGCAACTTCGCGCAAGCCGCAACCTTTCCCATCCGCATTATCAATCAAATACTCAAGCTTAGGTCGTATCTCTGATTCTGGTTCTTTACTCCAAATCATACCGCCCAATGTTTCGTGGGTGCGACCTGTGGCAGGAAACCAGCGACCACGTGACCAATAAGAGCTAATACGCAATATATTTTGCTCGTTACACCTGATAGCTTGTCTTTCTGCAAACTCACTCATGCCAGGAAAAGTGTTAAAAGTTTTATATTGCGGTCCAGGCAAGCAGGTAATTATTTTTAATACCCCATGCTTGCCGGCAATAGCTGCCCTTGTTTCAGAGCGTATTTCTTCTTGCTCAATGTATTCTTGATCTAATGTGTTTAATGCCATCGTCACAGCCTTATTTAATTTTCTTTATTATATCATTAATAGCTAAATAAATTAAACTTACCTTGCTATAGTGCCAATAAGTGTTAGGATGGTGTCAATAGATATCAATTACAAGGGTTTATATAATGAATCAAGTAAAAGTAAATAAAAGAAAGTTATGGCGTAAAACTTATGGAAAGCCATTTGTTATTAGGAAGTCAATTGCTATAGCTCAATGTACAGCAAACACGGCACAAAGCATATCTAGGTTGTCGTTAATATGTTCTGCAAACACAGATGAGTTCATTAAGGGGATGGCCATTGCTGGAGCTATATTAGCACAAGCAAAAAACACAAGTGATACATTAGAGGTGTCACGCAAGGGGTTTGTAAATAATGAACGCAACAACACAGCGAATTAAATCTAAAGGTTATAATTTGCCTGAGTTTTTAAAGAAAACAGGTATCAGCCTTAGCACTTACCGCAGATACGAAAAAGAAAGCAATGCTAATCATGCAATGCTTAATCGTTTAATTAATGAATTGGAGAATAAATCATGAACTATCAAAGCATAGCGATAATAGTATTTGTATCAATACTGGTATTTTTAGTCATCCGTGGGTTGATTTGCTGGTACTTTAAGATTAATGAGCGTATCGCATTACAACAGAAATCGTTAGTTAATCAGAAACGTATGATTGACCAGTTAACGCAGTTGAATATTAATATTAAAGGGGATAAGTAGATGTTCAACATAAGAAATCATGAGTTTGAAGATGGCTCTATTGTTGATGCTGATCCAGCTAAAGGGTCAAGGTTGTTTTTAAATTTCACTGACTCAGTATTTTGCGTGAAGCTATGCGAAAAAGACGCTATAGCTATAGCCAAGCATTTTGGGTATTTAATTGATTTAGAGGTTAAGTAGATGACTAGATATTTTGAATTTTTAATTACATCAATCGCTATTATTGTGTTTATTTTTGTTTGCTCACTTGTTGTTGTTGAGTACGTTAAGCAACTAAACAAAGAAGAGTTACAAAAAGTAACTTATGAAGAGTGCATCAAAACAGATTACGATAAGTTTCAGTGTTATTCAATGATTTACGGGGATAAGTAGTTAGTCTATGTTTAAGCGCCCACCTTGACGCTTAACTAAATGAGGACACGCGCCCATGATAAAGCTATCGGCTAAATCATGGGATTTCTCAATCCTCTTCTTAACTTCTTTCTTAGACTCGACCATATCCAACCCACGTTTAGAATAATCTGCCCTTGGTGCTGATAGCTCGCCTTTTAATTCTTCCAAGCCTTTTAAGTCCGATGATATGCTAATCAATTGACTAATATCATATTTCATACCCTTTGTAACAGCGTTAAATGTATTCCTCATTCTGTCTGCAACATCACGCCACGCTTGAGCTTTTAGGTTCTCAAATTTCTTCTTGTTTGTTATTTTCGGTGAATACTCCCGGGTAGGATTAAATA